TTGTCGGAGCATCCGAACTATCATCGTCTAAGAAATAGGCAATCTTCCCATCCTTATTTTGTTTGTTTAGAGAATCGGCAAGTAAACTTGCTAAATCATCTTCTCTTTTTGCCATTTGTAACTTTTTTTAGTTGTTAAATAAATCATCAAATGCCGAAGTAACATCATCTTTTGTTGTTACTGCTGCTTTTGGTGCTGGTGTTGTAGGAACTTCATCATCCCAAGGTAGTGTATCTACTACTGGTTTTGATTCTACTGATGGTTTTGGTTTTGGTGCTTCCAATTCAGCAACAACCTCATCACTATCCCCATTTGCTCCCGCAGTTGGATTTAACCAATTTTCTAATACTGATTTCAATTCTGCGTAAGATAATTCAGAATATAATTCCGTAATATCTTTTTGTGCATTCAATAATTCAGTTACTGCCTCTGCATCTGGTAAGATTTTAGATACAGCAGGTTTAACTCTGATTGTAGTTGTTGGGTATGCTGCATTTGATTCTTCGGCAGATACTACTTCTAATACAATATCACGTCCTGAATGTGGGTCTGTAATATCACCATAATCCGGGTCCGCAATATATCCTAAGATATCTTGATAAACTGTTTTACCAAATCCCCAAAACTTAACTCCTTCACTTTCCTTACCTCTTACGATTACAGGTGCAAATGTACGCAATTTTGGCTCCATCTTCTTACCTGCTTTCCAATCATCTGTATCACCTGTACGTTTAAGTTTTTCTGCAAACTCTACGATTGGGTCAGGTCTACCAAATGAAATTGGAGATAAATAAGTTTTGTTATTAATGTTGTAATGAAAATACAATTCAATAAAAGGATTATCCCTATTAAATTTGTAAGGTACTAAACGGATTTGAGATTTTCCGTTTGCCGGTTTCCAGATTGAATCCGATTTCTTTGTGTTTGTTTGAAGAGAGCTAAATCTCTTTAATGCTAATGAAATATCCATTGCTTTTTTAAATTTTAAGTGTTAATAAATTGTTTTAAATTTTAAGGTTATATTATGATTACCTATATCTAAATATAACCTTTTTACATTTTGTTGTATAAAGATACAACATTTTTTTCACTTTTCCAAACTTTATTTTGCCCACTTTCCTCTACTCACTAATTGAGCAATTACGGAATATACGGCAAGGTCTTGGTAAGTATCTTCAACAGATTCTCCAACTTCATCTGGTTGCCCCATAACTACTAATTGTTTTAATCTGTTTATTTTATCGTTTTGTCTAAACCACAATCCTGTTAATGATAACTTAATATCTTCTTTGGTTTGTAGAGCAGTTCCTACGGAAATATTACCTGGTCCGTAATTTCTTTGTTTCTTACAAAATGTAAGATACATCTCATCTAAAATATTTTTGAATTCATCCGTTGTTTGTGGATACATTTCTTCGCAATATGCAATTGCTTCAGGCATTTGTGTTTCTGTCATAACTTATTTTTTAATTCCCCATTTGGTTTCTAACATTTGATAATATTTTTCCGTTTTGTTTCCATTATATAGGAAATACACTAAGTGAATATCACACCAAAATTCAATCCTTTTTAGTAACTGTTTCATTTTGTTTATCTATTTTGTTTTTAAGTTTTAAAGCTAAAGCACATATTTCGTATTCTTCCTCCTCTTCTAATATTTTTAAATTATCTGCTATTAATCCACCAAATTCATTATTTTTAATTGAAAGCGCAATAATAAGAACACCTTTAACATTTATTTGAGCAAAATCAATCTTCTTTTTTCTAGTTCTAATTGCATAATCTATTGCAAGAATTATTGCCTTTGCAATATCTTTTTTATGGTTTTCAAATACTTCGTTTGGATTATTCTCCGAAATTTGTAATGGTAAGAACTTTTCTGTTTTCATTAATACAAATATAAGAAAAATATTTTACTTTTCCAAATTATCTATATTGATTGCTTTAAAAACTTTTGTAGGAATTTTTTTGTATCCTGTTGGAGATGTTGTGATAATACAATTTTTATATTCATCCCACTCTAATTGATAAGTATTATCTAACATACCACCTGTTTTTGATTTAACAACTTCATTAAGTGCGTTGATAGTGTAGATTGTATTGGATTGTTTTTTTCTATGAACTAAAATTGTTTTCCATATTGAAGGAATTGCCAAAGAACCCTTTTCTACATTAAATGTAATATAAAGTTCTCCTAAATTTGTTTTGCTTTCTAATACAAAAACGTTTGGATTTGTAAGTATATATTGATTTAGAACAAATTCTAATGATTTATCTAGTTCTTCTTTGGTAGTAAAGAGACATAATAACTGTGTATTCATTTATTATAGGTTTATTAACTTTACGGATAAATATAAAATTACAAACCAAAAATGATTTTATTTTTTAACTTTTCTAGCAGCTTTTATTTTTGCAATCTTTTCTTTACTAGATTTTGTATGAGTTTCAATATATTTTCTAGCATTATCTAAAATATCATTAGTCTTATCCAATTGCTTTTTTGTTGCCATTTTAACACCAGCTGATTTTAACGTATTTTTGATTGCGTCTATTTGAGTTTGACCTTTAATTGGTAGCCCTCTACCAACTCCTCTTGAATTATCCGAACTTCCTGCAAATCTACCAATATGATATGGATTACTTTTCTTTGGTGGTATTTCTAATCCTGATTTTTTTAAGATATCTCCATATTTAGGATTTGCTTTTTGAAATTCTTCATATTCTCTAATACTAGGATGCCAAAAATTCCAAGCCAAAACTACCGCATCTCTTTCCTCATCATTCATTTTTGCAATTGTTTCTTCGTTTAATGAAGAAAAATCACCATTTTTAAATGAATTTCTAAAATATTCTCTTAATTTAGTTTTTCTTATATTTTTTACTTCATTTTCCAATTGCTTTAGCTCTTTCTCATCAGGAGACATTGATAATTTTTTATTAATTCTTTCTAATAATTTATTACCAACCAATTGTTTTTTAAGTTGATTAAGTTCCGTTTCCATTAAATCCCAGTTTTCAGGACTATCTAAACGTTTTCTTTCTTCAATTAATGATGTTTTAATACCAGCTTGCTCTTTATCTCTTACAATTTGATTTACTGAACTATATGGAATGTGGTGGTCTAATTGCATCTGATTAAATGGAACGATTTGTCCCGTAATTGTACTTCTACCACCAGTAGAAAGATATAATCTAATTAAACTTCTAAATCTTTCATAACCAGTTGTTCCAGGTTTAGTACCTTTTGTAAATTCTGGGTCTACTCCTCCTGATTTTGTAATTTGCTGTTTAATATCTTTAAAAGAATCTCCCAATTCTTTTTCCATTATTTCAATTGCACCATCTACTTCTTTTTCACTTACTTCAAATTTAGGAATAGGTAATCTCCAATTAGGGTCTTTTAATTGTTGTTCGGTTACATATTGTAAAGCTTTTAATTGAGATTCGCTTGGGTCAAATACGCCTGTTCCTTTTAATTTTTTTTCTTTTGTTGGAATTAATCCAGATTTAACAACACCTAATAATTGTTTATTATCATAATACTTTCTAGCTAATTCTCTCTTAGATGCTTTAAATGGTATTTCTGATTTTGGTGGTTTTGCATTTTTTTCAGCATCACTCGCATTAACATTTGTTTTTGATTTTTCTAATTCCGAATCAGTTGGTTTAACTTGTGTATCTGGATTAAATTTTTTAACAGTATAAACATTACCTGATTTTTTACTCTTTACAACATCATCTTCTTTAAGAACACGTTTTGGTTTTGGGGTATTTTCTTTTATATACTCAAACACAACAAATGCTCTATCTGCTAACATTTGAGCAGAATCTATACCTCTTTCTCTTAAAAGTTTTACCAATATTTGTTTGTGGGATTCGTTTGTTAAATCAACAATCCCTACCTTATAACTTAACTCCTCTAATATCTCTTCAAAATTTGGATACATAAATATTACATATATTCTTTACTATAGTCCGATTCCCAACCTTTTATTAATTTTTTAACTTTATCCCCACCATGCATTGAAACTAATCCTGCCATATTTGCACGTAATGCATCTTTGTAAGTAAGGTCGGAATTAGCAAATCCCATTTTTGTATATTGTTTTTCCCAATCTTTCATCATATCTTGGGTTTTAGAATCTCCATATAATGAGTTTAAACCAACTTCAATTGCATTAAGGGCATCCTTATTACCAAAGTTTTTTCTAGAAACAGTTCTAATAATATCCATTCCGGTATCAATATCGTTTTCGCTATAATTTGATGCTTTCTTTGGAGCTGATTGAGAACTACTATTATCTCCACCAAATACTGATGTTCCTTTTGCAGATTGAGAACTTTTAGAAGCTTGACCAGCGGTTGTAGCTTTACCTGCAATTGTTACTTTTGTATCAGGTCTTAATTTATGTTGCTTTTGATAGGAATCAAATGCCTTCTGATTTGTAAAATCCATTTCTTTTAAAGAAATTGATAATTCATTTAAACGATTTTTAATAAAAGAAATTTCTTGCTCTTT